TCAGATTGCTGGCGTGTTTGCAGTCAACCCCCAGAACCGTCAGCCATACGGCGGTAATGTTCTGCGTAACTTTGTCGTGACTGCTGACGTGACGATTACCTCCGGTGGCTCTGCCTCGGTTACGGTATCGCCCGCTATCATCACGGCTGGTCAGTTCCAAAACGTATCCGTTCTTACGACTTCAGCTTCAGCAGTTGTCACACCGTTTAACAAGACCGGTGTTGTCAGCCCGCAGAACTTGGTGTTCCACAAGAACGCGTTCACGTTAGCAACTGCCGACCTTGAGTTACCTGATGGCGTTCACTTTGCTGGTCGCGCATCTGACAAGCAACTGGGTCTCTCGATCCGTGTTGTTCGCCAGTACACGATCAACAACGACTCCATCCCCACCCGTCTGGACGTTCTCTACGGTTGGGCTCCCCTCTACCCCGAACTCGCTTGCCGAGTTGCGGCTTAATTAGGAAAGGAACTTAACCATGTCAAATCCGGGCCCAGCAAGTACCCAAACCTCCAACTACCTGTTAAACGGTAGTGCAGCCGATGGTGTTCTCATCGGTATCGCTGGAGGTGAGGTTGGTTTTTACGGCGAGACCCCCGTGGTTCAAGCCGGTGCTATCACCCCGCTAGTTTCAACGACAGCCTCAACCGCTGACGTTTGCGCTCGCGTCAATAGCATCATCACCGCTTTACAGAACATCGGCATTACCGCCTAAGATGTTTTGAAGCTACGGAGAAGCCGCCCTCAAAAGGGGTGGCTTTTCTCATTTTTAGGAACCGCATGAAGCACATAATGTTGGCAATGCCCGCCTACACAGGCGTGGTTCACATGGGAACGATGCGCTCCCTGATGACTGACTGCATCACCCTAATTAAGCGTGGTGACCGGTTTACATTCGTGGATGACGTAGGTAACGCCATGATTGCCGACTGCCGAGGCGTAATTACGACCAATTTTTACCACTCCGACTGCGATGAGCTGGTCTTTATTGACTCAGACGTTGCGTGGGAGGCCGGTGCTTTATGTAAGCTAATCGACCACCCAGTAGACTTTGTAGCTGGTGCGTACCCTGCAAGGGTTGATCCGCTAAAGTTCAACATTGGCTGGATTGAGGAGCGTCAATACCTGAGAGCTGACCCAAATACGGGACTTTTAGAAGTGGATCGCGTCCCCACGGGCTTTCTGAAGATCACAAAGAACTGCGTAGCCAAGATGATTGAGGCTTACCCAGATACGTTTTATCACGATGCCGCAGTTAATAACCAGTTCTATCCCCTCTACGAATCGTTCATCGACCCGGAAAAGAAGTGGAAGTACGGCGAGGACTTTTCGTTTTGTAAGCGGTGGAGAGAGATAGGCGGTCAGGTATGGTTAGACCCTGAAATCAACATGGGTCACATAGGCAATAAAATCTTTGAAGGACATATTGGAAATTGGCTTAAAAGTAGGATAATTTCACAACTAACATCTGAGGTGACCCATGAACCAAATCAAAATTCTTAGCCCAACCTTTGCGTTGGATTTAACAACCTCTGCGTCTGCTGCCCTGCAAATCGTCCCCAGCTCGCCAACCCGCGCCTATCGCGTGGCCCTGCTGAACACCGGGACAGGCAAGGCTGCCGTGACCTTTGGCACGACATCAACGAACATGGACACTCCCGCGATTGCTTCTACGGGCGGCTCTGGGTCATTAGTCCTACCGGCTAACATGATCTACCCAATGATTATCGACTGCGGAGCCCCAGACCTTTACATCAAGGGCATCTCATCAGGCACTAACACTTTGTACGTTACGTTGGTGGCTACCGAATAAGGATTCACCATGTCTAACCAGACCGCGAATACCCAAACGACCAACTTTGTACCGGTTCAGGGGACGTTTGAGCCCCTCTACCCGTACAACATAATTTCGTTCATTGGGCCAGCAGGGTTGCCGTTTTACGCCCCCGTGAACCCCAATCTGGACGGGGTGACGATCACAAACAGCACGATCAATAGCTCCACCATCGGTCTGACTACCCCTGCGGCGGCGGCGTTTACCTCTGCGTCCTCAACTAGCCAGCCAATCGGTAACAACGACCTGACCAATAAGCTCTATGTGGACTCCCTAGCTCTAGGGATCTCATGGAAGCAGCCGGTCATAGCCGCTACCACGGGAAATATCACGCTCTCTGGCACGCAGACAATTGACACCGTTCCGGTTCTTGCTGGCGAGAGAGTGCTGGTTAAAAACCAGACAAACGACTACGAAAACGGCATTTATATCGCTGCGGCTGGCCCGTGGTCGCGCTCACCTGACGCGAACTCTTGGGATGAGCTGGTCTCTGCCCTAGTGTTTGTGACCGAGGGCGGTTTAGCTGGGTCTGCTTGGTATTGCACCGCACAGCCCGGAGGCACTCTTGGGGTTACTGCGGTCAACTGGAATAACTTCTCAGTTGGTGGCGTGTACTTTGCCGGTACAGGGTTAACCCTAACTTCTGGTGACACATTTAACATAGCAAACACCGCAGTCACCCCTGCAACTTATGGCTCTGGTTCTGCCGTAGCTACATTTACCGTTAACCAGCAGGGCCAACTGACGGCGGCAAGCAACACCAATATCGCTATTGCGGCCTCCCAGATTACCTCTGGAACCATTGATACTGCGCGGATTTCTGGCTCATATACAGGCATTACGGCGGTCGGAACCCTGTCCGCTTTGACGGTCAGCTCAACGATTACTGGATCAATTTCTGGTAACGCCGCGACCGCAACGACTGCGACCAACGCAACAACGGCTACAAACCTAGCTGGCGGGGCCACAGGGAGCGTTCCGTATCAGTCCGGGGCTGGGGCAACCACCTTTGTTGGCATCGGCTCTACGGGTCAGGTTTTGACCGTTGCGGGTGGTGTACCGACATGGGCAACGCCAACGACCTATGGTGACGTAAGTGGCCCAGCATCGTCCACGGATAACGCAATTGCGCGGTTTGATAGCACGACCGGCAAGATTATCCAAAACTCAGGGATCACCCTTTCTGACGCAAACGCCTTACAAAACGTCAACGAGATCAACTTTGACATCACGCCTACGAGCGTGGTCGGCGGTGCGGGCTCGCTGTCTTGGAATAGTGATGACAACGCCAAGACCTTGCAATTAATTGGAAACAACAACGTAGAAATTGAGCTTGGAGAAGAAAACTACTACCGGATCAAGGCCACAGCCACGATAAGCAAGGGTCAGGTCTTGATGCTCACCGGAACGGTTGGAGCGTCTGGCGGTCTTACGGCTGCACCGGCTACCGGTCTAACGGCGGCTACGGGTAGCTACATTATCGGCCTAGCCAAAGAGTCCGGGGTAACAAACGATTGGATCTACGTTCAAGAGTTTGGCGAGGTCAAGGGAATCGACACCAGCGGGTCAAGTGCGGGTGAGACTTGGGCCAACGGAGACATCCTCTACTACAACCCTGCGGTCACAGGCGGTCTTACAAAAAACGTACCAGCAGCTCCAAATGCCAAAGTTCAGGTAGCTGCGGTCACATACGCAGACTCAACAAACGGAATCCTTTTTGTTCGCCCGACCTTTGAGCCACGGCTAAACGACCTATCAAACGTCTACACGCCTACCCCATCGGACGGCGATGTAATCGTCTGGGATAACACGGACGGACGCTGGGAAAACCGGGCTCAGTCAACCCTGACTGCGGGCAAGGCAACGAACCTAGCAGGGGGTGCAACAGGGTCGCTACCGTATCAGTCTGCGGCTGACACGACCACGTTCTTAGCTGCGGGCTCTGACGGTCAGGTTCTAAAACTGGCCTCTGGGGTTCCAACTTGGTCAAGCGATGTCTCTGGCGTGACGATTACAGACGATACAACGACCAACGCTACGCGGTACATCACGTTTTCAAACGTAACGACCGGCAACGAAACCACGTTAGACGTATCGTCTACCAAGCTCCAATTTAACCCGTCAACAGGTGTTCTAACATCAACAGGGTTTTCAGGTGCGTTAAACGGAACTGTTGGGGCTACAACCCCAACAACCGGAGCATTTACCACCGTTAACGGTCTGACCATTTCCAACAGTACGGGAACCTTGACCATTACCAATGGCAAGACTCTGTCTGCAAGCAATACGCTGACCCTTGCGGGTACTGATAGCACGACCATGACGTTCCCATCGACCAGCCAAACAATAGCTGGTTTAGGGTTAGCTCAGACATTTACCGCAGCCCAGACATTTAGAGCTGCAAACGCTATCCGGTCTGAGGCGGCAAGCACACAAGACGCAATCGTAATTGCTGGTCGTGCTGGGGGTACATCTTCTTACGCATTGACCGTAACCCCAGCAACTCTAGGCGCAAGTAGAACAGTAACTTTACCCGATCCCGGCGCAAACTATACGGTTGGATTTAGAAATATCCCTCAGTCAGGGTCAGACAAAACAAGCTCATACACATTAACTGTTGATGACATCGGTGAGTTTGTTGGCGTGGGAACTGGCGGGTCGATTACGATTCCTAACTCAACCTTTGCGGCTGGTGACGCGGTCTCAATCTTCAATAATACGACCGGCAACATTACGATTACCTGTTCGATTACCACGGCCTACATTGCGGGAACTGATACAGACAAGGCTACCGTGACCCTTGCAACTAGGGGCGTGTGTACCGTGTTATTTATCTCTGGGACGGTCTGCGTACTGACAGGGAATGTGTCGTGACGGGAATCTTTCAGATTCTTCTTGCAGGGCAGGGTGCGGCTACCATCCTTGCTGACTACCTAGTAGTAGCGGGCGGTGGGGGTGGTGGTTTTGATGGGGGTGGCGGCGGTGGCGGTGGAGGCTACCGTGAATTTACGTCTCAAGGATTGTCTGCTGGTACTGCTTACACGGTTACCGTTGGAGCGGGGGGGAATGGAAGTACCGGAAATGATATAAGAGGTTCAAACGGTTCAAATTCGGTGTTTTCTACAACCACATCTACCGGTGGTGGTGGGGGTGGTTCATATGCAACTACAAATACAGGGTCAAATGGAGGCTCTGGTGGCGGTGGCGGCGGTCAAGTTACTGGCACTCCCGCAGGAGGCTCTGGTAATACACCATCAACTTCACCATCCCAAGGAAACAACGGTGGTTCGGGAATAACTGGATATTTTGGTGGTGGGGGTGGAGGTGCAGGAGCCGCTGGTTCAAATGCCGCAACTAATGCTGGAAATGGTGGTAACGGCACGGCATCTTCAATCACAGGCTCTAGCGTCACACGGGCTGGTGGAGGCGGTGGTGGTGATGGAGACCCCGGTACTGGAGTAATTGCTCAAGGTGGTGCTGGAGGTGGCGGTAATGGGGGAACGAACTCAGGAACACCAACAGCACCAACAAACGGAACTGCCAACACAGGTGGTGGAGGTGGTGGCGCAGATAATACAAACGGTGCTAACGGCGGTTCAGGTGTAGTAATCATCAAGATTCCATCTACACACTACGCCTCATTCTCATCTGGTGTAACTTCATCTCTCTCGACTGCTGTTGCGGGATACAACGTATATACAGTCACGGCTACTTCTACAACGAGTGAGACTGTAACTATCCTTGCTGGCGCACCTATAAGCGATTTGCTAGTGGTGGCTGGAGGTGGTGGCGGTGGAGGTGGAAACTTTAATTCAAACGGATCTGGTGGTGGCGGTGCGGGTGGATACAGAACTAGCACGACACAATCTATTGTTTTTGGACTTGCTTACACAGTCACAGTAGGTGGCGGTGGTTCGGGTGGAACATCTGGAAATAGAGGGACTTCTGGTTCAAATTCAGTTTTTTCTACTATTACATCCGCTGGTGGTGGTGGCGGTGGTGGCGAAAACACACGAGCTGGAAATTCAGGAGGATCAGGCGGCGGTAGTAGCCCACCAAACGGAACCGCAGGCGGTGCTGGAAATACTCCGTCAACATCCCCATCACAAGGAAATAACGGCGGTGGATGCTTTGGAAATTTTGCTTCAGGAGGCGGTGGTGGTGGTTCTGGCGGTGTTGGTGCTGATGTTCCAAGCCTTCAAGTCGGCGGTAATGGCGGTTCAAGCACAAATAATTCAATTACAGGGTCATCGGTAGCCTACGCTGGAGGCGGTGGTGGTGGCGGCTACACGGGTTCAGGTGGTTCTGGTGGTGGCGCTGGCGCTGGCGCAGGGGGCGGCGGCCTTGGTGGGGCTGATGGCGGCAATGCGTCGATAGCAAATCGTGGTTCTGGTGGTGGCGGTTCCGGTAATGAAGGCGGCGGGAGGCCCGGCGGCTCTGGGTCATCTGGCATTGTTATTATCAAAGTGCCTAGCTATGTAGGCGCATCATTTTCTAGCGGCGTAACTTCATCTCTGTCTACTTCTGGTGGATTCAACATCTACTCTATTACTGCGACTAGCACGACAAGTGAGACTGTGACTTTTGCAAGAGGAGAAGTAACTGTTGATTTCTTGGTGATTGCGGGTGGCGGTGCTGGTGCAGCAAACCGAGGTGCTGGTGGCGGTGGTGCTGGAGGTTATCGTACATCTGCTGGCACTTCGGGTGGTGGTGCTTCTGCGGAAACTGCATTAACACTTAATATCGGTACTGCTTACACAGTAACCGTTGGTGCTGGTGGTTCAGGTGGAACTAGTACAGTAACTAACGGTTCTAATTCCGTTTTTTCAACAATTACATCAACTGGTGGAGGGCGTGGAGCTAGTAACCAAGACCCAGTAAGCGCACCTTTTAATGGATTTAGCGGAGGTTCTGGTGGTGGAGCGGGCGGTCAAGCTGGGTCTGGAGGAACCGGCGGCGCTGGAACTGCAAACCAAGGTTACGCTGGAGGAAGTGTATCCGGAAATGCAACCACATCAAATCAAGAGGGTGGTGGGGGTGGTGGCGGTGCTGGCGCTGCTGCTGCAAATGCAACTGCAACAGCAACAGGAACTTCTGGTGGTGCTGGTGTTGCCTCTACTATTACTGGCTCATCCGTGACCCGTGCAGGTGGTGGTGGTGGGGCATCTAATGGAGGAACTGCTGGTGGCGGGGGTTCAGGTGGCGGTGGAGCAGGTCGTTCTACTACTGCTGGAAATGGAAACGCTGTTTCAGGAACTGCTAATACTGGCGGCGGCGGGGGCGGCCACCCTCTCCAAACTATTACTGGAAGTTCTGGCAATGGAGGATCCGGTGTTGTGATCATTAAAATTCCAGATACTCGCACGGCTACCTTCTCAGGCGGTGTTACATCCTCGCTATCGACTTCGGTATCAGGATTTAAGATTTACACCGTGACCGCTACTTCAACAACATCAGAAACCGTCACACTTACTTAAGGAGAAGCAATTGGCTCATTTTGCAAAACTCGATGCAAACAATGTTGTAATCTTTGTAACGGTTGGTCGTGACGAGGACAACGGCAAAGAGGCAGAACTCTCTGCCCGTACAGGCGATGTCTATAAGCAGACTTCGTATAACACCCACGGTGGGGTACACGCACTAGGTGGCACACCTTTCCGTAAGAACTATGCGGGACTAGGCTATACCTACGATGCGGGGCGTGATGCCTTTATTCCTCCCAAGCCCTATGCGTCTTGGTTGCTAAACGAGACCACTTGTCTTTGGGAATCGCCAGTACCGTACCCAACGGATGTCGGCACTCCTGAGAACCCAAAGCGTTACTCATGGGATGAGGCCACAACCTCTTGGGTTGAAGCATGAAACTAATCAAACTAACTAACGCCGCCAAGGGGCGCATCGGTGAGGGTCTGATCCTAAACACAGACCTGATTGCGTCAATCTTTGAACATACCCAAGAAGATGGGACAAAGGTGCGAGTTGCCTACGGTATGAACGGCAACTCTTGGGAGGTGGCAGAGGAGTTTGATGAGATTATGGAGAAAATAAGTGCCGACCTTTAATTGGAAGGTAACAGAGCTGCGGGTCGATGACGGCTTGGTCTGCCAAGTCAAATACCATTGCGAGGCATCCGAAAACGATAAAAAGGTAGCTACTGAGGGCTACTGGAAGTTTCGTAAACCGTACCAAATAGAAGATAATTTGTCTGAGCATCAGGTATCACATTGGGTTGATATGGATGCCCAAGAAGGTGACCGTCACCTCATTAAAGACAGGCTTGCCGAACAACTCAAGGCACTAGACAATACCGAGAGCTGCGATCCACCGTGGAAAGTAGAGACATTTAAGGTGAAGTTATGACCCAGCCAATAGACATTATTAGCCGCGCCATGAAGGACATCGGGGCGTTGGCTGCGGGCGAGACCCCGGCCCCTGCCGAGGCCCAAGACGCGTTCGATATGTTGAACGACATGATCGACCAATGGTCAAACGAGCAGATGATGGTCTACTACAAGACCGAGATCATCTTCACCCTGACTGCTGGACAGACCCAGTACACGGTTGGCCCAACGGGTCAGGTCAACTCCACCTTTACCGGCTCAATATCAGGGAATACCCTAACGGTCACTAACATCACCGAGGGCGGGATTGCGCTCGGTATGGTAATAACAGGCACAGGAATTACGGCTGGAACCAAGATCACAGGCTTTGGAACCGGAGCTGGCGGGAACGTGAACTACGCCGGGACGTACACGGTCAATAACACCCAGACCGTAGCTTCAACCACAATAACCGCTTATTACGAGCGCCCCCTGTCGGTAAACTCAGCCTTTGTGCGAGTGAACACTAACTCTAACGGAACGCCAATCGTTAACGGCGGTCTGGACTATCCAGTAGCTATTTTGAACCTTGAGAATTACGAGCTGATTGGCCTAAAGACCCAGAACGGCCCGTGGCCCAAGGCGCTCTACTACCAGCCCTCAGAGGTTATGGGTACGTTTTACTTCTGGCCCAACCCGTCTCAGGGCGAGATGCACATATTCTGCGACACCATATTCCAGCGGTTTAATAGCATCAACGACACCATCGTGATCCCACAGGGCTACATTATGTGCTTGCGCTGGTGCTTGGCCCAAAGACTCATGCCCATGTACGGCAAGTCCAACCCCCAACAGGTTGCAATGATTGATGCGTTTGCAGCTCAGGCCAAGGCCACAATCAAGAGAACGAACATGAAGCCCATGCAGTCCGCTAGGTACGATGACGTTCTGGTGGTCGGTAAGCGTGCGGACGCTGGTTGGATTCTGACCGGGGGCTTCCAGTAATGCCTGACTTTGGATTCGTAGGCGCGGCTTACGAGGCTCCCTCGCTCACTCAGGACGCTCAAGAGTGCATCAACTTCTACCCTGAGATAGACCCGACCAAGGCTCAGGGCGAGCGCGGTATCGTTGCGCTCTACCCAACTCCGGGCTTGGAGACCGTGGCTATTTTTCCCAATCAGGAAGAAGTTCGGGGTCTTAGAACCCTGTCTGGCGGGACTCAAGTTGTAGCGGTCTGCGGTGACTTTGTGTACGTTTTAGAGGACGATTTGACCCCCGTGATGGTTGGTCAGATGAACACCGCCACCGGTCAGGTTGGAATTGTGGATAACGGGGTCAACGTCTACATCGTGGACGATTCCTATCGCTATACATGGTTCATTAGCAGCCCGTCATCAGCTATTTTTACCGGCAGTATTTCTGGAACTACCCTGACCGTGAGCGTGATGCAAAGCGGCACAATTGCCGTAGGACAGGCCATTTTTGGTCAAGGCGTAGCCCAGAACACCGTGATTACAGCCTTGGGGACGGGTACGGGTGGCGTTGGAACCTACACGGTCAGCGACTCCCAGACCGTAGCCTCGACTGCGATCAACTCAGTTGCATCACCCGCTATTGTGACCGGATCTATATCTGGCACAACTTTGACCGTTAGCGCGGTGACCAGCGGCACTCTGAAGATAGGCCAGACGATTGAAGGCACAGGGGTGACCGATGGAACGATTATCACGGCCTTTGGGACGGGCTCCGGGGGTGCGGGAACGTACACCGTCAGCGCCTCACAGACGGTCTCTAGCACCACAATATACGCGCTTAATTGGACGGTTCTACCCTCTACAGACGGAGCCTTTGAGGGCGGTGGAACGGTAGATATTTCAGATAATTACTTTGTCTACAATAAACCTCAGAGCCAGCTCTGGGCTGCGTCCGACCTCTTATCCCCGATTACTGACCCCCTGTCGTTTGCGTCCAAGGACGGGTCTCCAGATGACCTAGTGGCTATCATCGTTGACCGGCGGGAGGTCTATTTATTAGGTGAGATGTCATCCGAGGCTTGGCTTGACGTTGGATCTGTCCCCTTTCCCTTTCAGCGAATTCAAGGATCAAGCACCCAGCAGGGTATTGCTGCGGCCTATTCCTGTGCGCGGGTGGGTAACTCGTTTGCCTATGTATCCAAGAACAACCGAGGCGAGGCCACCATCGTCCAGATGAACGGCTACATCCCCCAGAGGATCTCTACCCACGCGGTTGAAACGACCTTGGTTGGTCAAGACGTATCTGACGCGATAGCTTGGACGTATCAGCTAGAGGGCCATGAGACCTACGTTGTGACGTTCCCCTCAATCGGGACTAACGGCTTGACTTGGGCTTATGACATAACCACAGGGCTTTGGCACAAGTGGCTCTACACCAATAACCAAAACGAGTACGAGCGCCACCGGGGTAACTGCTGTGCATTTTTTAACCAGCAAGTATTGCTTGGGGACTACGAGAACGGCAAGCTCTATAGACTGTCTCTATCCCAGTACACCGATGACGGTCAGCTAATACGCCGTTTGAGAAGGTGTCCTCACATAACCACAGACCTCCAGCGTCAGTATTTTGCCGAGCTTCAGATCCAGTTCCAGCCCGGTGTTGGGTTACCCGCCGGTCAGGGTCAAGACCCACAGGCGATGCTCCGCTGGTCGGATGACGGCGGCTTTACTTGGTCTAACGAGAACTGGGTCACCATAGGCAAGCAGGGTCAGTACTTTACGCGGGCCATGTGGAGGCGGTTGGGTTTTGCGCGGGACAGGATTTTTGAGGTGGTCATTACCGACCCAATCAAGGCGGTCATCGTGTCAGCTAACCTAAAAGCGGAAGCCGGGGATAACTGATGGCTCAACTACCCCAGAACCAAGTAATACCGACCTCTCAGATGGTCAACGACACGGGACGGCCTACCCCTGCGTGGCAGTTATTCTTTTTGAACTTGCTGAACTTTTCCAGCAGTTCCACGGCTACGGCTGGCTCTGCGACCCTACCGGCTAACCCACGGGGGTTCATTAACGTAACAGTTAACGGGGAAGTTAAAAAGGTTCCTTACTATGACGTATGACCTAGCAGACCCGCAAAATGCGGTTGAGAAGGTGGTCTTTCGGGAGCAAATTCTGACCGTTCAAAACGGGTTACAGGAAATGATTGAAAATGGCGAGACGCAAAACACTTTGCCTGACTGCGTTGTAACCCATTACTTTGCCCCAAAAGACGAAAAGTACGGATGTTGCACATACGCCAGACAAATGTTTATTCCCAAGGGCACTTTAATTATTGGAAAGATCCACCGGCATCAGCACTTAAACTTTATTTTGCAAGGTAAGGTGAGCGTAGCAACCGAGTTTGGCAAGAAATACTTTGAAGCGCCGTGTACGTTTATCTCTGAAGTTGGGTTAAAACGTGCCGTTTACGCCGAGGAGGACACAATTTGGACTACGGTTCACCTTACGCAGTATTCAGGCGAAGAAGACTTAGATAAAATTGAGGACGAGGTTATAGCTCCAACTTACGGGGAAATAGGAATGATAGATTCGACTGCCGTTCTCAAACAGTTAAAAGGGGAACAAAAATGACTTGGGGAATGACCGCTGTTGCCGCAGCCACCGTGGTAAGTGGTTCTATGGGAGCAAAAGCAGCAAGAGATTCTAGTAGAGGAACTGCTGACGCAACCGTTAGAGCTGCCGAAATAAACCAAGAAATGTACGAGCAAGGCCGACAGGATCTTGCCCCATTTCGAGGAATAGGTTACGGAGCGTTAAACGAAATTGGCGGGGCAATGGCTGGTAGGCAACCAGTTTACGATGAAAAAGGAAATATCACCGGTTTCCAAACAGGTACTGGATATTTAACTGGTCAGTTAACCCCTCAAAAAATTCAAGAGTATTTAGACCCGTCTATGGCTTTCCGTATGAAATACGGGACACAGGCCACAGAAAGGTTACAAAACGTAGGTCAAGGAGCATTTTCTGGAAATACTCTGCGGGCATTAAATGAGTACGGACAGGGTTTAGCGTCTACCGAATTTGGAAACGCTTTTGGTAGGGCTCAAGGTGAACGCAAAGACATCTATAACATACTTGCCAATATAGCCGGTATGGGTCAAGGGTCAGTTAACACGGGCGTTGCGTTAGGACAAACGTCTGCTCAAAATCAGGGTCAGTTAGCCGTTGGTGGGGCTCAAGCGTTGGGCGCTGGTCAAGTAGGCGCGGCTAACGCTATCGGTGGAGCTGTAAGTAATTTAGGAAATATGTATTACTTAAACCAACTTATTAAGCCAAGTGCGTCCACTACTGGTGGTCAAGCATATATGGGAGGACTTCAAGTCTCAAGTGGCGGTGGCGGTGGAGTAAACCCATATTCTTTAACTGGCGGCGGTTAATCGGAGAGATTTTATGGCAGATTTCGGAATAAAACCAGAAATAGCGTTAGGCGTAAAACCACCAGCAACCATGAGTTTGTCGGATATGTTGGGAATTGCCCGAGGCGCTCAAATGTATCAGCGTGAACGCGAAGTGTTGCCTTTGCTTGTTGAGCAAGAAAAAATTAAAACGCAAACGGCGCAGACGGATCAAGCTAAAGGATACGCAAACACATTTTTTCAGGTTTTAGGTGGGTTTGCTAACGACCCAAGAATTGAATCAAACGATCCTAAAAAGACTGTTGATTTAATGATAGAGGTTAAGAAAAAAGCGCGGTCAATGGGTGTTCCTGAAAGCTACGTTGAGGCTTTGGCATCTCCGGGGGTTGCTACTGCGGCGCACAATCCAACCGCGTTGCCTCAATATATTAACAACATAATCCAAGCTCAGATTGGCCCTGCTGGTCAGCAAGGGTTACAGACCCCTCAGCCTACAACGTCAGGCGGTCAACCGGCACTATTTATTCCGGGCAAAGGTCGCGTTGTTCCTATGGGGCAAATGGGCGCTCAACCGCCAGCTCAACCACCAATTCAAGGACAGGCTCCAGTAGCAGCTCCACCAGCGGTAGCAACACCGCCAGAGACGGGTGCGGTAGAACCGGGGGTTCCAAAAGCAGTTTCGCAAGCAGCACCTCCGGTTGCGCCCCAAGGTATTACAGGCCAAGACTTAACAAGGCCAAGAAATGTAAACGTAGGCTATCCAATTCGATTCCAACCAAGAACGCCCGGAGATGTTCGCCCGTTTGCGATTGGCGAGGAAGCTGCAATTCAACAGGGTACGCAGTACCTAAACTCTATTGTTAACGCCGAAGGCGAAGTTCAAAGAGCCACCCGAAACGTAGGTGAGGTCATTAGGATTGCGGACGATTTGGCTTCTCAAGCTAGGTTTAAGGCGGGCAAACCTCAAGACGTTGAACGGGCATTAAGAGAATTTTTTGGTGAGGACAAATACAAAGAACTTAGCAAGAGCTTGGCTCAGGCTCAGTTAGCAATTATGAAGTCTCAGGGCGGGTCAGTTGAAAATACGGTTGGCGGTCAACAAATGACTAGAGCTGCAACTGGCGATGAAACTTACCCGCCAGAAGTTTTGATCTCTATTGCTCGCCGGTTGAACGGGGAAATTATCAAAACCGAAATGGAAGCCAAGGCAGCTCGTGCTGCGGTACAAGCGGTTGGCCCCAACAATCTTCAAGACTTCCGTGACGCTTGGAATAGCAATTCTGACCTAAGAATTTTTGAGGCTATGGGGATTAACAGGTCAATAACAGACCGCAAAAAACGTGACGAAGCACTAGATAAAATACTTCCAAAAAGCAAACAAGAGTTAAATCGGTTTTTGCAACAGTACGAAAACATTGAAAAACTGACTCAAACAGGGCGGTTGTAATGAGCGACCAATATCGTTACGAAAATCTATCGAAGGACGATTTGCAACGCGCAAAACAAGTGATGTTGGACTTTCGAGATCCACAGACCGGCGATCCTTTAGTCCCAAGCCGTATAGATAGGTTATTGTTTAGCGAAGATTCTCCACAACTTTTTAACGCATATCCAGCAAAAGTCAGAGAACAATTTTTTGTTAAAACTAGCGCCACCGGAAGTCTAGGCGATATTATCCGCAAACGCATAGAAACAGCGCCAGACGAAAAGCCAGATGACTTGCGTTCTATTATTAAAAATCGCATAGCAGGTGTTGAGAAAGCAGAACAAGATGCAATTACAAAAGAGCAACAGACCCTAGCCGCAGCCGTTCCACAGGTAGATGCGTCAGGCCGTGTTGTATCAGCCCCAGCAGCTCCAGCCCCCAAAAGGTCTCTTACCGATTATGTAAAAGGTACTGGTGAGACCGTGGCGGCTTTAGGATCTCAAGCAGTTGTAGCACCGGTTGCTGCGGGCGCACAACTATTGTCAGACGTAGTTTCTGGAAGAACATTTCGCGGTGAAGGCCCAACACCGGGACAACCGTTGTTTGGTCAGATTATGAAAGAGGCAACTTATCAGCCTAAGACCGAAACCGGTCAAGCAATGATGGCTGGTTTAGGAAAGGTGTTTGAAGAAAGCAAACTGCCCCCCGTACCGGCTGGAGGCAGAACAGTTCCAATCCCTGTATTACCACCCGCAATCCAACCTAAAGTAAAACCTAAAGTATCTGCCGAAGAATATCAAAAGACGCGGGCAATCATAGAAGGCGTTCCTTACCAAACACAACAACAGATTCAAGCTGCGGCCTCTAAAACTGGCGCTCCCGGTTCTGTTGGAGCTGCTGGGGTAGACGTTCAGACTCAACGGTTAGAGCGATTAAAAGAACTGCCGTTTCCAATAGTTGCGGAAAAAAGTCAAATTACAAGAGATCCAGCCGATGTTAGGTTTGCAAGAGAAACTACTAAAGATCCTGTTCTTGGCAAAGGTTTTCAAGAACGATACGCAGAACAAAACGAGTTGTTGCAAAAAAACCTTGATTTTTTTGCTGAACAAACTGGTTCTGAAAAGTTGGGCTTGCCTCAAGCTGACTTTGCTAAAGGTTTAGTTGATGTTGTAGACGTAAACAAAAAGCAAAGAAAGCAACAAGTTACAGACGCTTATAAGGTTGCTCAAGATGCTGGAGAAACAGCAGAACTTGTTGATATTAAACCATTACAAAATTGGGTAAAAGACAATAGATCATCTGCAAAAAATGCTCCAGTTATTCAAACCATAGAAAGTGAAATTAAACGGTTATCTAAAGATGGCAAAATTTCGTTAAACGACCTTGAAGAAATTAGAAAAACAACTAATGACGTTTATGATGCATCACCAACTAATGCTAGGTTTGGCGGCAGGGCGATCAAAGTAATTGATCAAATGACCGAAGGAAAAGGTGGTGACCTTTATAAACAAGCGAGAGCTTTAAGTAGGGCATACAAAACAGAATTTCAAGATACGCCAGCGGTTGCAAAAATTACCGCTATGAAACGTGGAACAACTCAACGTCAGGTAGCATTGGAGGATTTGGTAGATAACGTAATGTTAAAAGGAACTGGCGAAGATGTTCGTCAGTTGTTTGCATCGTTAGAACGTATGGGGCCAGAAGGCCAAGCCATGATCAACGACTTGCGTGGTTATGTTGCTGAAACTATTAAAAATCAAGCAACAAAAGGCGTACAACGAGACATCAATGGAAAGCCATATTTAGAAACAAAAACACTAGATACAATAATTAAAAACTTAGATAAAAGTAAGAAATTAGAATTTTTGTTTGGCAAAAAAGGAGCCGAACAATACAGAACAATTAACGAAGCTGTTAAAGATTTGCAAACTATTCCAAAAGAAACTACCAATCCTTCTGGAACTGCGGCACAAATTTTGGCTGGATTGGCTGAAATGGGCGGTCAATACGCCATGACAGGAATACCTGTTCCTTTATTAAGTCTTGCAAAAAAAGGCGTAGATATAAGACAGCAACAGAAGCAAATGAAAAAAATTCGTGAGTTTTTAGACTACGGAAATAAAAAGGACTAATCATGGCAGTCAATCTTTCGCCAATCGGCAACGGATTTCAGTTTTTTGATAACAATGGCGCACCGCTAAACGCCGGTAAGATTTACACTTATCAGGCTGGATCGAGTACGCCATTAGCAACTTATACGGGTAGTTCAGGGCTTACGGCTAACGCTAACCCAATCATTTTAGGGACAAGCGGTAGGCCACCTAACGACATTTGGCTGACCGAAGGGTACTTTTATAAGTTTGTGCTAAAAGATTCATCTGACGTAACAATCCAGACTTACGACAACCTATACGGAATTGTTAGCGCAACTCCACCGGCTGCAACCCCAATCCCTGCTGGCGGTATTTTCTTGTGGTCTGGTTCTATTGGATCTATCCCTGCGGGCTACGTTCTGTGTAACGGATCTAATGGAACGCCTGACTTGAGAGACAGGTTTGTAGTTGGTGCTGGATCAACTTATTCGGTAGATGGTACAGGCGGTTCTGCTGATGCAATTGTTGTAACTCACAACCATACGGCAACAAGCTCATCTGCGGTAACAGATCCGGGCCATACTCATCTTCACGGTGTTGGGGGTGTTGGTACAGGATTTAATAATGGGGTATATCAAAACCAAGCTACGATTAGTCCTTTTGGCACGCTATCAAACACGACCGGCATTACGGTTGCCACAACCACAACAGTAAACAATTCTGGTAACTCAGGAACCAATGCCAATCTGCCTCCGTACTATGCTTTATGTTACATCATGAAAACCTAATATGGATTGGCAGACCGTTATCAATATTGGGTTGGGTGGTGTCTTGGCTGCGCTGGGCTGGTTTGCCCGCGAGATATGGGACTCCCTCAAGGAGTTGCGTAAAGACACCCACGAAATAGAAAAGGAACTGCGCGAGCTTTATGTCCGCAGGGATGACCTAAAGGAAGTCCGGGTCGAAATGAGCGCAAGGTTTGACAAGCTAGAGAGTTTAATTGGGTCTCTGTATGATCGCTTAAACGACAAGGCAGACAAATGAATTATGAGCGACTTAGATCCAATTATTACTACTGCGAAGGCGGCAACCAGCAGCATTAAGTCCGCTATTCAGTCTGGTCGTGAGATCAGCTCTGCGGTTGAGTCCATCCAAAACTTTGGGATGGCAGAGGTCAAGGCCCGCCACGCATTTAAGTCAGTCCGCAAAAGCCAAGAGGGTGAGATCACCATAATGACCGCCATGAGCGAGTGGCGCAGACTTGACCAGATCAGGCGCATGGAGCTTGAGGTCAGAGACTTTCTGATCCAGCAGTTTGGGCAGTTTAAGGGTGAAGAAGAATTTGAAAAGGTCAAGAAGATCAAAGAGGACATGATCTCGCGCCACGCCAAGACCAAGGACGAGCTGGGCCGAGACGTAGCCAAGATGCGGGAGTTGCAGATCATCTGCGTGGTTCTTGCGTTCATGGCGGTTACCATTTACTACATAGCCAAGGGTCACCTGTGAGCGAGCGCCAAGATACTCTCACCAAGGTCTTAAACTATGTGGACAGCCCGTTTAAGCTATTTGCGCTGATCCTGATGGCGATCCTAGCCTTTGCGGGGTACATCGTTTATGACCACCGAGAGCTGATTGTTGGGACGTATAAGGAACACCAGAAACTCCCCCAGATAGCCGAGGGGCGGGTCGATGATGCGGCTACCCACCTCTTTAAGCACACTAACGCCCAAGTGGTCGCTATTTTTAAGGTCAACCCCCTGATTGGCTCGCGGGTCTTGTATCGTGCCTATACAAAAGAGGGCCGTGACAAAACTGTGGAAGGTTTAGACGTTGGCCTATTTACCAGCAACGCCAGCAATAATAAGGACGTAGTTGCGCTTATGGCTAACGAGATCCCCTGCGGAGAGTACAAGGCCGCGCAGTCCGAAGTGGGACTTTGGTACATCGAAAAGGGCATGACCTTTGGATGCAGGGTGAGCGTTCCCCCTGACCATAGCCGGTTCATAGGCCAGATTACCGTGGGCTGGGCTACACCGCCCGCCAACCTAGACCATGCAAAAACCATGTTGCAGATTGCCTCAACCATCCTAGCGAAGGAGAAAAAATGATTGGCTTAGATACCATCCTAAAGATTGGCGAGAAGGTCTTAGACCGCGTATTGCCCGACCCTGCCGCTAAAGCTGAAGCCCAGACCAAGCTCTTGGAACTGGCTCAAAAAGGTGAGCTTGCTAACCTAGAGGCTGACGTTAAAAAACTAGAGATTGAGGCTAAAGACCGGGACTCAGCTCGCGGTCGAGAGGCGGCTATGGCCTCTGCGGATGTCCACCCAATCACCAAGAACATCAACTCAATACTGAGTTTGGGGGTCATTACCCTGTCGTTTATTCTCTTTGCGATCCTAATTTTTATTGAGGTCAAGCCAGCAGCTAAGGACATCTTGATCTACATATTGGGCGTTTTATCGGCTGCGGTTACCCAGATCCTGTCCTACTACTTTGGGTCTAGCGCCGGTTCCAAGGAAAAAAGCAAACAGTTGGATGACCTACTGGAGAAGAAATGAACCTATCCGAACACTTTACCTACGAGGAGCTGGTGCGGTCTGAGACCGCCGAGCGTAACGGCTGGCTCAATATCCCCTCAAATGCGGAGAAAGAGAACCTGATCCGTCTGGCTGGGCTACTAGAACAGGTCAAGGCTGCGGTCGGGGGGAAACCGGTGATGATCAACTCAGGCTACCGGTCAAAACAAGTTAATGACGCAGCGGGTTCCAAAGACTCCAGTCAGCACCGGCTTGGGTGCGCGGCAGACCTACGAGTTCCCGGCATGAAGCCACGGGAGGTCGTAGAGGCTTGTATAGCGGCCTCTGTGCCCTTTGACCAGATCATTTTAGAGTTTGACTCATGGACGCATATCAGCGTCCCAAACACCCCGGAAACGCCCCCGCGCGGTCAGAGGCTAATCATTGACCGGCAGGGGACGAGGGCTTACAGTTAAGACGCTTTCTCTTTGCCCTCACGGGCCTTGTGACCCCCTTTTTGGGGGTTCTTTTTTAGTACAGCGGGGCGCACGTTACATCGATGACAACGTCCCTAGTCACCCCTCCCACGGCTCTGCGACCGTAGATCACCACGGCCCTAGTCCTAGCCGCCTGACAGTCCTGAATGGCGTTGGCGGTCTCAAGGCGGGTCATGGCGTGGACTTCTTTATCCACGATGAGCTTCTGGGCCGGGGGCGGTACGTTATAACCCCCGGGGTTTGTGGTGGCGCACCCTGTCAGGGCTAAAACTATCAGTAATCTTTTCATCTTTTTTTTCCTTTTGTGAACAAACAAAACAGACCATTGCGATCATCGCAATCATCCATAGAATAAAGAACCAGATGTCGGCAGCTACTAAGTGAGAGATAAAAGTCATGGTTCACCTACCTCCTTGATGTTGACTATTACTTGAACTGGTTTGGCCTTGTAGTACCAGTACAAGTTCCTAGCCAGCCACTCATTAGCCGCCCGCTGGGTTCTAAATGTCAAGTTCTTAAAGGCTTCTTGTGGCATCGCACCATGTTCTATCTGAACGTAGCGACCACGCGAGTCTTTAAGCGCCCAGCATTTAATCCTGTCCGGCATCTGACTTACCTATCGAGGTCAGGGCTTGCGATAACTGCCAACGCATATCCAAAATAATCTGCGTAATTTTTTCGTTATCGGCAAACGCCGGGGTTCTAGTCAGGCGCTTTAGTTCCGACAGGTTTAGGTCAAGCTTAATGATCATTGACGAAATATCTTCCATAAAACCTCCTCAAAAAGGCACGTCATCAATTAAGCCGGTGGAGTCAAAATTTTCTTTTGGCTCCTCGCGCAGCTTGTCTTTTGGAGCCCCAGCAAACTCCAGCTCATTTAACCGCGCTCTGAGCGAAGTACCGGTTGTTCCGTCCTTGCGTTTATATTCTTCAAGGTGGGGCTCAGACAGGGTCACAAAGAGGCTCTGGCCCTTGATTAGGTGAGATTGGAGCTTCTCCACGCGGTCACCCCACATGGTCGCGCTAATCCATTGCGTAGGCCGCTTTCCATCAGCGCCTTTCTTGCCGTAGTCCATAGCGAGCGACAGATCCATCACGGGCTTACCGTCAGGGGTGTAGCGAACTGCTGGGTCTTTACCGATTCTTGCTAATCCAATTAGTAACATTTTTAATCCTTATCAAAGTAAACTGCTTTGTTGTTGTAAAAATCAAAGAGCGCCTCACACTCAGCCAAGAACTGCTCGGCTGCGGACTCGACAACCTTGATCTCCTCCGGGGTGGGTCTAAACTTTTTTATGAACAAATCCTTGCCCTCACCCATACGCGGGTCGTAGGACACGAACCAGACCGGCTTACCCGTGACCGCCGACTGTAAGGTCATCTGAGGTTTGTATTCCGCAGGGACTTCTTGGTTGGCTATGTACTTCATATGTGTCTTAGTCTTGGGACACTTGACTTCTATGAGCGAGCCGTCAGACACAAACCCGTCTGGTGAGCAACCTAAAAAGGGTATACGCGGGTGGTCTATAAACGGGGTGTCCGTGACTATTAGGCCGGTGACATTTTCAAACTTTTCTTTTGCCGCAGCCTCATTCACAACGCCCCACTCCATGTCTAAGGTGGTGTACTTATCCGCAAAGGTATTGGTGATTCGTTCCGCGACAATCTCATAGCGTAGGTTCTCGCGCTCGGTGGACTCCTTACCAGACTTCAGGAAGTTCATAGCCGCCGCCATACGCGAGGCCGTGAGCTTACCCAGCCGGTCGTTCCACCAGTTGCCATCGAGCTGGTATGGATTGGCCTCACGCATTTTTAGCCCCCTTTAGTTCTTGGCTCTTGTGCGCGGCCTCAGTCCTGACCAGTTCACGTTCCTCTGGGCTCAGAGCTTTCCAGAACACCGATAGGATCTCAGGGCTCGATGCTTCATTGATCAATTTGACCAGCTCTGCTTTGGATTTGGTAGCACGTTTAGGCTTGGGTTCTACTGGTTGGGCAGAGTCAATCGCATCATGTTCAACAATTTCCAAAGCTGAGACCCAAAGGTATCTGCGGATATAAGTCTGAACCGCACCAAGGTTTTGCACCTCATGGCAACCCTTGAGAGCTGCCGAGGACATGGGGCTGGTTATCTTAATCTCTGAGCCATCTTCTAAGTCCACAATGGTCAGGGTCGCAAGGTCGAGCCCAAAGGACACAACGCCAGCTAACTTTTTCTCATGGAAGATAGATTGGATCGCGGGTAAAAAGTCACCCAACTCAAAGTACGAATACCCTGCGTAAGTATTCTTGCCCGATTTTTTAAGACTAGCGTTTTGTAAAGCTATTCGGGCATCCATCAGTTTGCTATATGCACTCAAGTTATTCTCCTTAGATAAACATCGCTAAAACTGCTACTAGCGCAAATAGTGCGCCACCTATTAAATCACCAAATTCGTCTTTAGTCATTTGGTTTTCGCCTTAATCAAAATATATTCTGCGTAACGGGTTTTATCTCTCTGAAGCATTACGGTGTTGATCAACCACCCCTCATTACGCAAATTAAAAATAATGTCAGCTAGGCGTGTCGCGCGATATAAGTGAATCGCCTCCCAGCTAGTAATTTTTTTCTTGGTAACTAGGTGGTGCGCTACTTTGTCAATCTTAGTGCTTGGTGCTTTGCTCATCGTACTTTCTCCTTGTTTTATCAAACTCAGTTGCCAGCTCGATTAAGCGGGCTCTCGACTTCTCAAACGACTCCGGGTCACGCATAAAACTTAAATCACGAACTGCTTGGGCTACACCTAGACACTTGTAAGCAATCAGGTCTAGGTGCTGAATAGTTATCTTTTCTTCTTGTTCCTGTTGTTCTAACTGTTGCTGGTGATGTTCTGCGTCAGTCATTTCGTTGCCTCACAGTCTTGGTGGTCGGTGATAAAACGCTCAAGGCAATCGTGGTCGGACGTAAAGATACGACCCTTGCAATGAACGCATTGGTGGTAGTGGCCTTGGGGGGTTGTTACTCTGAGGACATGGTCAACTGGATCGTCTCTGTATATTGACCAAGCGGGTGATGTTGTCATTTATTCTCTCCGATAGTGGGGGCCGAAGCCCCCGGTTATTATTGTTGTAAATTTTTTGCAAACTGAATTGCTGCTTGTCCGGGTTTTGTGTCTGTTACAAATCTAGCTCCACGACCATCGACATAGGCGCTCCAATCTTTTTTGAACAAACCTTTGATTTCAAACGGGGCAGAAACTCTGTATCTAACGCCAGTTTCGCTGACGATTCTAAATGTTTCTGCTGTTGTGCTAGTTGCTGCTTGATGTTCGATTAGTTTCATTTATTCTCTCCGGTTATGGGGGCCGAAGCCCCGGTTATTATTTACGGCAGTTAGATTCTTTGTTTGCGTAGAAAACTGCTTTTTGATTTGCAGACCCGGATTTAGTACCGGCACAACGGCAGCAAATTGTTAAGCCGTATCTGTCTTTATCAGCGGGGTGTAATTTCTCACCTCCACCGATACGAACCGAACCGATTATTTCTGTCTGGTTATTTGTCATTTATTCTCTCCGGTTAGTTACGATCAAAGTGACCGTAGGAGAATCATAGAACGATTAGTAAACTGTTTGCAATAGGGTTAGGCATCTTTTTATAAATTATTTTGATATTCCCCTACAATTTGTAGGGTTAATCTATCTTGGACGGTATTGGAAACCGTATACAATTTCGTGGTCGGAAGTGACGCTCTGGCATTGTGGTCTAGGATAAAGAACCCCTTAGTGAGGGCTTGTTGCCATCGTTCCTAGACCCGATGCTGGCCTGTCAAGCCCAAGTCCTCACTTAGGGGTTTTTCCATTTCCGGCTGCGCGAAACGCCAGCTAAGTCTAAAAGGCGGGGATGGGATAGAGGCCGTGGAATAAGTAGCCACGGAGCCGGGGTCGACACCCGCTATATCCGTTCAGAAGTGGGCACGGCTACCTGATAGAGCGTTGTTACGCAATACATCTCCGTGTAAGTCTGGCAAAAACCTGTTTTTGCTAGTTGGTCGGTCTTTGGGCCTTTAGGGATTGCAAACAGTTTCTAAAACAGATAATCTACCCAAAACGGAGATTTTATGGATACCCAAGAAGTAGGCAATTTGATCGCCAAAGTCCCGCAGGGCTTAAGTCCTGACGAGTTCCTGATGGCTTTAGCTAACCTAGTGGAGTCCACGACCCGCGAGGCTTGCGCCCGTGAGATTGAGGTCGAGGTTGCGGACTATGACCGGGATTACCGCGAGGTAGGTCTTGAGCTGGCAGCTCAGGTGAGGTCTAAATGACCCGCGAGGACATTGAGAACCTAGCTTTGGGAGTGGGAATGATTCGCACCCAAGGAGACCTGATTAAACCCCTGTGGACGGCCTCAGACGCTCAACTGGGTAAGCTGGTTGAGACCGTGGTTGCCGAGGTCAAGCAAAGCGCCTCAGAGTACGTTGTGCGGGCGATTAAGAAGGCCGTGGAGTACGAGAGAGCCGAGTGCGCCAAACTTGCGGGGTATGTGAGCAAGGAAGCCGCCAAGTCAATACGGGAGCGTGAGAATGACTGACTTTGAGACGTTCTGGAAGGCTTACCCCAAAAAGGTAGCCAAGGGTGACGCGAGGAAGGCTTGGAAGCAGACCGACCAGATCCGTCCAGAGTTGGGCGAGTTGATAGAAGCCATAGAAGCTCAATGCCGGTCAGACCAATGGCGTAAGAATGATGGTCAGTTCATTCCCTACCCTGCGACATGGCTACGCCAAGAGAGGTGGTCTGACGAGCTGAAGGTTACTTTGCCGGGGGTAGTCCAAGGCAAAGAGTGGCACGAGACTTGGGCAGGGATACAGGCCAAAGGCCGAGAGCTGGGCATCGATGAGAGCCAGTTCACCCACCCGCAAGACTTTAAGAGCGCGGTCATGCGCGGATCGGTCAAGGTTGCATGACCTGTGAAAAGTGCGAAAAGGACTCCCGGATCTTTGATCTGCAATGCCACGGTTGCCGAGATAGGCTGGTCATGGGCATAGACTGTAAGGTTCTCCGAGAGATAGAGGCCAAGTATTTAGACATGAAGTTTGGGTTCTTACCGGACTACAAGAAGGAACCACATTGCGGTTGCACCACGGTCTGCCTGAGAAAGTCTAGGTTGCGTGAACAATAAGCTCACAGCCCCCCAAAGACGGCACTTGGCGGCTGTTAAATCCTTGCCCTGCGGGGTCTGCGGAGCCTCAGAACCCTCTGATGCCCACCACATAGAACAAGGGCTTCAGTACACCTGTATACCCCTTTGTAAGGACTGCCACCAAGGTTCCCACAACGGTATTCACGGTCGCAAGGCTATCTGGAACGTACTTAAAAAGACTGAAATGACGGTACTCAATGACACTATAGAAAGGTTACTGAAATGAGACAACCTTATGTAGTGGCGTTCGGAGGAGGCACAGACAGCACCGCAATGGTTATAGAGTTGGTTCACCGTAAGGAACCGATAGACTTAATTTTATTTGCCGATACGGGTGGGGAAAGGCCAGAAACTTACAGTCATATACAAACTTTTAGCCAATGGCTGAAAGAACGTGGTTACCCAGAAATAGTAACCGTTTGGAAGGTAAAGGACGGGAAACGGCTAACCTTAGAACAGGATTGTTTGGAACACAAAGGGCTACCGTCAATTGCCTACGGGTTTAAACGGTGTAGCGACCATTTTAAAATACGGCCCCAAAACATTTATTTACGGGACTGGCAGCCAGCGGTTGACGCTTGGGATGCTGGGCTCAAAGTCATTAAATACATAGGCTATGACGCTGGAGAAACGAGGCGAAAAGAAAATGCCGATAAAAGGGTAGACAATAAATATGACTACCGTTACCCCCTGATAGATTGGGGGTGGGAAAGGGAAGAATGTATAGAAGCAATAAACAAGGCTGGAATCCAACTTCCGGGTAAAAGTGCTTGTTTTTTTTGCCCGTCAAGTAGGCCAAAAGAAATAATAGAAATACACGAAAAACACCCTGATTTAATGAAACGGGCTCTAGCGATGGAATCACAGGCAGAACTGACAACAATCAAGGGTTTGGGTAGAAATTACGCTTGGAGCGAGGTTATTGCCATGCACAAAGCTCAAATAACTCTACCTTTTGTTGGGTTTGATTTGCCCTGTGAGTGTACCGAATGAAAAGACTTTCCCTGCCTTGGCCCCCCAAGGAGCTGAGTCCGAATTACTCAGGCCATTGGGCTCCACAGGCATCAGCCAAAAAGAAGTACCGGTTTGCGGTCAGGATGCTGGCTACCCAAGCCAAGTGGGAGATTCCGGAGGACGGCCCGATATATCTGGAGGTGGAGTTCTACCCCCCGGACAGAAGGCCACGGGATAAGGACAACATGGTTGGTGCTTTCAAGGCGGGGCAAGACGGGCTTGCGGACGCATGGAAAATCAACGATAAAAGAATTGATTGCACATATAAAGTGAGCGATCAAGTAAGCGGTATGGTGAAAGTTAAACTTTTAGGAGGAAAACCATGAAAAAGCTAGTCGCAGTAGTTCTGTTGTCTGTTACCGGTGTAGCGTTTGCAGCTTGCCCACCCTATGCACCCTACGGCTGTCAGCAGACCGCCAGCGGGAAAATGCTGTGCGGTTGTGGTAGATAATTAAACCGGGAGGCGTAACGGCTGGATGCAACGTGAGATCCGGTTGTTGTACACAAACGCCTCCCATTAACAGTTTATAATACTGTTATGGAACCCAAAAAGCGCACCCGTAGGCCGTTTCTGAGCCGAGA